GGAAGCAAGCGCCAATCCGACCGCCTACGACTACAGCGAAAGTTGGCCCCTAACCTTTGAAGAATGGGCCGCTGCACAGGAGATTGAACAATGAGTCGCGCCGACGATTTAGCCGATATCGAAAGCAGCATGCTCGCCATGCGCGGGATGAACAACGCCGCTATCACCGCCAGCAAGGTGCTGACCGCCAGCGAGACGGGCTTTCTGTTGGTAGACGCTACCGCTGCCCCCCTGACCCTCACCTTGCCGCCTGCGAACCGCTCGATGGATGTCCGGGTGCAGCGCGTGGACAACACTGGCAACCGCGTGGTGGTGCAGGCAACCGGCGCCGAAAAGGTCCTGTTTCACACTCACCTGCGCGCCGCAGGCTACCCGTTCTTTGTCCTGATGGGTGCCGGGGACTTCTGGCACTTGCGCAGTGATGGCAATGGCAACTGGCGGCTGCTTAATCGTTTGGACGCTACGCCTTTGGGGCGCCCGGTGATGGAGACGACTACCGCATTTCAGCCTGGTGGCTGGGCTGGCTACAACGGATGGATCTACAACCGCGTGGATTGGCCATGGGCATGGGATCACGCGCAAGCCTCAGGAATGCTGACCACCGAAGCGCTACGCACAGGCAAAGAGGGTTGCTGGACTGACGGCGACGGCGCTTCGACCTTTCGCAGTCCCGAGGCACGCGCCGAATTTCTTCGCGTGCTCGATGAGTCGCGCGGTGTTGATACGGGGCGCACAGCAGGCAGCTCGCAAGGTGATGCTATTCGTAACATCACGGCGTCGGCGTCGGCACTGTACATAGCGGGGAGTTCTACCACCGGGGCGATGACGATGGCGGCCTACGGTTCGTCACCCGCGAAGATTGGTGTTATCGGTGGTGATCCCGGTAACAACTCCACCCTCACTTTTAACGCCTCGCTCGTCGTTCCTACCGCTGCCGAAAACCGCCCCCGCAGCATCGCCAACCCTGGCCGAATCAAACTGATCTGAGGTGTCTATGAGCGTGAATTGCAAGATTGTTTACCAGGTTGACCAAGCGGGCGCCCTTTATGTTGTTGTGCTCTCTGAGGTGCCTGGTATTGGCTTCCAGGTGCCGCCCGACGCGATAGACCTCCGCTGTGAGCTTGTCGCGCCAGCAGAAGGCTTTGCATGGGTGCTCGTGGAAGGCGAGCCGGTTCAAGTCGTGGACCATCGCGGGGCGGTCTACAGCACCGCCACCGGTGAGCCGCAGCATTTCGACGGCCTGGGCGAGCTGCCTGAAGGGCTGACGATCGATCCCCGCCCTTCGATGGCCCATGCGTGGACTGACGGCAGTTGGCAGGTTGACGCTGCGCTGGCGGCCAAGCTGCGTAGCGCGGTGCAGGGTGACGTATGGGACAAAATCAAGGCCGAGCGTGACCGCCGCAAAGAAGCCGGATTCAACGTAGGCGGCAAGTGGGTGCATTCCGACCTGTTCAGCCGTAGCCAGTGGCTGGGCCTGAAGGACAACGCCCGCGACACCCTGGCCGCTGGCGGCAGCATGGTGAGCGTTCTGCATGACAGCGAGAGCAAGCCCATCGTCTGGAAAATGCTGGACGGTTCCTTTGTGCCCGTGACCGCCCAGCTCGCGTTCGACGTAGTGGCAGCGGTTACCTGCTCCGACATGGCGATCTTTACCGTAGCTGAGCAGCACAACGCCGCCATGCGCGCCTGCGCAGATCCGGCGGCCTACAACTGCGCCACTGGCTGGCCTCAAACCTATGCAGAGTGGGCAGCAATCCCCCCTGAAGAGCCTGAGACAATCCCTCCTGTAGATCCGGAGCCGGACAGCCCGGAATCTCTCCCTGATCCTGAAGAGGAAGCCCCGCAATGATGCAATCGGTACAGCTGCTGTTCACCCGCCGCCGCATGATCGGCAGCTTACTGATCCGGGGTATTACCTGGTCAGCCTTCAGCCACGTAGAAATCGTGATTGGTGACCAAGTACTGGGCGCCAACATGCTGGGTGGCGTGAGCCTGACGCCGCTCAAGGAGCGCCTTGAGAAATCCAGCTACGCCGCACGGGTCAATTTCCCGTGTGCGGATGCTCAAGCGATCAAACAGGCCGCGTTGAGCAAGATGGGTGCCGGATACGACTACGTGGGGCTGCTTGGCATCCTGCTGCACTCCCAGCGTCTGCAATCGAAAGATCGATTCTTCTGTTCCGAGTTCGTGGCCTGGGCGTTCAGCGAAGCCGGGGCGCCCTTATTGCGGCCTGAGCTGGGGGCGCGCATTACGCCCCAGCACCTTTGGATGCTGCCAGCTGCTGCTCAGACGTCCGGGCATCCGCTAACGCTGCTTGTTCCGCAGCTCGATGCGGCTTAAAGAGGTTTGTCATGGCTGAATTGAACGGCAGCTTTATCCAGCAGAAGGAAGCCTTCGGGTGGTACTTGTTAGACTGGTTTAACAAGCTGTACACCGATACGGCGGCGCTGCAAGAGTTCCGATCGCGGCGCCCTGCGCAGGTGATGCAGTGGGCGCCGTCGCGCATGCTGGACAAAGTGGAGTCGATGCTGGCGCAGTACCGCAAGAACGAGAACGGCCCACCAGGTGCGACCACCAAGCTGCCGGTGATCCTGCTGGCGACGGATGATGACTTTTTGGGTACCGGCGCCGACTGGGGTGGCCACCACACGGGTTTCGAGCGCGTGCAGATCCATGAGGGTGGATCGTGGTACGACTACCGCCAAGACATGCACGATCGCCGCATTCAGGTGGTGATCATCGCCAGCGACGGGGACACCGCGAAGTCGCTGGCGGCCCAGCTCAGTGCGTACATGCAAGAGCCGCATCACCGCTACATGGATGCGAAATATACCTTTGGCCAATACGACATTCCGGCGCCGATGCAGCTGGAGACAAAGCGTATCGACTGGATGCGGGTAGATACCGAACAGAAGAACATGAAGATCCTGGCCGCCGACGTGGCGCTCAAGTGCGTGGTGCCGATTCTTCGCGCCCCAGCTGAAGGCGAGCCCAACGACGGTACCGCCAACATCCCGCCCGGCTTCCCGGTGGTGAACAAGATGCACATCCGCCAGCGCATGGGGAACAACTTCACGGAAATGGTGGCCGGCGATGAACGTCTATCTGAGTGAAAACGGCGATCAGCTGCCCACCGACGTGGTGATTCGCTGGGTTAATAGATCGGATCTTACGCCGGTACCGCGCAACCTTGAGTTCACTGTGAAGCTGATCGATGGAGTAGAAGCCAAGCTGAAGCGCGGCGTAATCATCTGGTCGGGCCGGGAAAACCTCGCTTACAAGATCGTCAAAACGCACAAGGAGCCACCGCTGGGTGAAGTCCAGGGTAAGAGCCAGCAGCAGGCAATGAGTGTGATTGCCTTGCTGGCCAGCTGCGCGCCATTGGCCGAGCCACTGAAGCAGGCCGTGGTTCTACGGGACGCCTCGTTTTCCAATGTCCTGCGAAGCTGCGGCGCATTCCTGCGCATCGGCAGCGACTTCTCGGTACCGCGATTCACCTGCTTTCGTGGGCGAGCGCCCAGTTACAGCGTGGCCAGGGTGTTGCAGGAAGAGGGCGCCGCGCTGGTGATGGTCGGCGGGAAGTTGCAGGTGATGCGCTTGACCGATATCGCCAAGCAGGCGCCCGTTGACGACATTGGCCAAGTGGATGCCAGCGCGAAGATCGACAGCGAATTTCTCGAGCTTCAGCAAATCCCGGGCTTTTACAGCGTGGATGACACGGGAGCGATCGTTACCGGGCAAATGGGTGAGTCCCGGGTGATCAGCTACATGCCGCGGGGGGATCTGCGCCAGCTACGGAATGCCTCTTGCGTGCTGGTGCGCAGCAACACCGTAGATTCGCAGCAGTGCCAGCAGATCCAGGCCGGTCATGTACTGACCGTAGGCGGGGAGAACTTGGTGGTCATCACCGCCGCCCATGCTGCGATCCAGAAGACGGGCGCCATGGAGAGTTACAGCCGTTTGTGGATGGGGAAGTTAGTCAATGCTGCCTAGTTATTTGCCGGGCTTTGTGGAGGCTGTCACGGACAACCGGAAACGCCGGGAAATTCGTGTGTCGTTCGCCCCGTATACCGACGGCGCCAGTGAATGGCCGATTGCGGAAATGTCCTACCCCATGGGCGACGATTCGCGCGGTACCGAGATCCGCATGGTGCCGGGTATGCCGATATGGCTGGCGTTTCGGGGTGGTGATGAGCGTTACCCGATCATTGTCGGGAACCGCCCGGTGAGCACTGGCAATGAGCAGAGTACTCGGCGCTGGAACCACGAGAATTTTGAGCACAACGCCGACAAGGATTTCACCGTCAACGCTGGCCAGAACGTCACGATCACCGCGGGGACGTCTATCAACCTGATAGTTGAAGGGACCGCCTTCAGGCTGACCGCTGAGGCGATCGCCAGCATCGCTAAAGCGCATGGAATCGAAGGCCCGGTAGAGCAGACAGGCGGCGATTTCTTAAGCGATGGCGTGAGCGTTCAGAATCACCCGCACAATGACAGCTTGAACGGCAGGACCAGCAAGCCACTACCGGCATAACGGCATTGAGCGCAAATTGGCAGCGGACTACCGTCTGTCGCGAGCGCCCGCGCTATGGGGGCTGTAGAGAGGCGTAATGTCCGGGGATATTTATGGATAGTAATGTTGTTTTGTACAGGCTGTACAAATAGCCACTATGGCGCACTGACCATTTTCGCGAGTATTCTGCGCGTCAGATACGACAAGGCCCGCTTTAAGCGGGCCTTGAAGGGCTAATCGGAGCTAGTAACTCCCTTAGCCTGGAGTCGAGGGCTATCTCTGCTGTGGCGGCGGGATGCTCGACTCTGTAGACCCAATTCTGGCGTGAACACACGCTATTGTCTACAGGTTCGGCCCCTCAACTCATCGAGCAGTCGCGCTTTTTTGCGCGCCCGAGCTGTTTTCGTGCGCCCAAAATGGACGTAAGCGTATGCGATAGGTGGGGTTGGACATCAAGCGTTTGTTACCCACCTTTGCGACTGTACGGCCCAATGGGGATTCATTGCACAGGGCCGACCGTGCGACGCGCTTCACGCCTTCCCAGGCTCGCAACCTGGGGGCATTACCAGGTGGGCAAGGGGTATAGACCGGCACCACGTTAAAAACGCCGCGGGGATCGTCCAGCAGGATAAGGTCCGGTAATGCAGCAGGTCTATGAAGTGTCTACTCAGCGGGCAATGGGGGCAGGAATCTCGCCGATTCTTCCGAAAGTGAGTAGCAAGGCGGACCACTCGAAACCTTTACGGGGCCGGGAGGGCTTGCCTGTTTTCGAGCGCAGCGAGGACACAGGCAAGCGGCAGGTGTAGCGGCGCAAAGCGCCTCATTTTCGCCCGGCTTTTCCGCTTCAAAATGGCGTGTATTTCCACACTCGCCGAGAACCCGCCCCATGCCCAAAACCATTTCCCTGGATTTCTCTTCGCCTCCTGGTGCTGACAAGGCAATCAAACTGATCAGTCAGCAGCTGGGGCGTGCGGGACAAGCCGTTGCCTCATCCGAATTCAACCAAAAGCCTCGGCGCAGTTCCGACACCACTTACCGGGAAGCGTTTATTACCCTTGTCAGTGGTCAGATGATCACGTTGCGGGTGAATGCCACGGGTGACATCTACCAGGTGCTGCTCAACGGATCGATCAAGCCGCTCAAGGAACACGCTGACATTGAAAAGGCCGTGGGCGAGATTGCGGGCATGGCCGAAAAGAATCAGGCGGCGTTCCAGAAGGCTCAGGCCCGTAAAGCCGTTGTATTGCCCAAAGGTATGACTACCACGAAGCCCAAGCTGGTCGATGCCTTGGTGCAGCAGGTAAGTGAGCTGGACGCTCAAATCAGTGAGCGCAAGGCTACGATCGCGGATCTGGTGTCCGCGCTTGGCGCTGGCGCTATGACTGATGCGGTGCCTAGTCCGCTGACCGACCTGGACGATGCAGCGCGTGATGTGCTGACCAAACTGGCGAAGGCCGACGGCCAAGCGCTTGAGGATGGCGATGTCCCGAGCAAGACCGGACGTGACACGCTGATCGACCTTGGCCTGATCGATCGCTACACCGACAAAGGCGCTAACGTGCTCAACGACAAGGGGCGCGCGTGCGTGGCCATGCTCGATAGCGTTGAGCCCAACCTGACCATGCTCCCTGATGGGATCTCGTGGCTTGGCTTCAGCCTGGTTGATCAGGTGTTCGTCGACAAGACTTCGGCGTCTATCCTGCCGTCAGCTGAAAGCATTGCCGGGAAAGTGCGCTTGAGCATTACCTTGGCCGAAGGTTCGCCGTTGGACGTCATTGGGGTGGTGGTGGCGGTGAAATTCAGCGCCCCGAAGGTCTATTACTCTGTTGCGCTTCCCGTGAAGCAGGACACCGAAAGCGGCCAGACCATTTACGCGGTTCTGCACGACATCGATTCGGTGTTTGTTTCAGGGATCAGCAGCGCGATGATGGATAGTGCTGATCGACCGCCGACAATCGAATCAATGGA